TGCATATTACCTTCCTTTCTTCTTTGGGTTAGTAAATTTAGCTGTTTGTAATGAAATTGCAATTGCTTGCTTCTTAGGACGACCTTCTTTAACCATCTTAGAAATATTCTTACTAATCGTCTTTTGTGATTTACCTTTAGCGAGTGGCATCTAAGTCTCCTATAAATAGTTCTGTACTGTACTGCGTTGCTCTAATTCTACGGTAATAATACAACCAGGCTGAGTAGCTCCTGTCTCAATCCATACACGAATCTCATCGCCTTTGTCTAATACAGTATAAGCAGTTCCGTCTAAACGAAGAAACTCCTTAGCAGCTAGAGGATAATCATATACGATAGGAATCTCTACGTTAGCAGATGCATCATACCACCATGCTCTAAAGTTCCTAAACCAAAGAAGAAAGGTAAGTAATATGCCAATGGTAAATGATAAGAAGTTCCCCTATACAACTAAGGGTAAGAAGCAAGCTAAGCAGTATGCTAAGAAGACTGGTGCTAAGGTAACCACTCCTAAGGCTAAACCCATGAAGAAAATGGGAGCTATGCGTGGCTACTAAGCCAAAGTCTAAAGTCAACCAAGCTGGGGTTTACACTAAACCTACTATGCGTAAGACCTTGTTTAACAAGATTAAGGCAGGTAGTAAAGGTGGAGACCCTGGTGAATGGTCAGCTAGAAAGGCTCAGATGTTAGCTAAGGAATACAAAGCTAAGGGTGGTGGATATAAATCATGAAGAATCCTCAGCAATCGTTAAAGGAATGGACAACACAGAAGTGGAGAACTTCAGATGGCTCTCCTAGTAAAGGCAAGAAGCGTTACCTACCTGATGCTGCATGGAAGGCACTAAGCCCAGCAGAGAAAGCTGCTACGAACAAAGCAAAGGCTAAAGGTAACAAAGCAGGTAAACAGTTTGTGAAGCAACCTAAGAACATAGCAAAGAAGACAGCGGGGTATCGGTAATGGTTAAGAAGGTATATCAGAATCCAGAAGGTGGTTTAAACGCTAAAGGAAGGGCATACTTCAACAAGAAGACAGGCTCTAACCTCAAACCCCCAGTTTCTGCTAAAGAGGCTGCAAAGTCCCCTAAAGCTGCTGGAAGACGTAAGAGCTTCTGTGCTCGTATGAGTGGTGTTAAAGGGGCTATGAAGGACGAGAAAGGTAGACCTACTCGTAAAGCACTAGCACTTAAGAAGTGGGACTGCTAAGTAGGGTATTGACTTTTAACCAATTTTATGGTATAATATATAACTATGGCATCAATGAACTATATCCAACTCGTCAATGACGTACTAGTCAGGCTACGTGAACCAGAGGCTACCTCAGTCTCTGATAATGCCTATGTTAAACTTATTGCTAAGTATGTCAATGATTCTAAGAGAGTCGTAGAAGACTCCTATAACTGGAATGCTTTGTCTGATACACTATCTGCTACAACCACAGCAGATGTATTTAACTACGTTTTAGTAGGCTCAGGACAGAGATTTAGGGTTATCGATGTTATCAACGATACTCAGAATGCATTCGTAGAACTAGCCTCTACTAAGTGGATGGATCAGCAGTTCTTAATGACCACTCCTCAGAAGGGGTCTCCTGCGTACTATAACTTTAACGGTACTAACTCCAACGGAGATACTCAGGTAGACTTATACCCTATTCCTAATGGTGCTTATAACCTTCGTTTCAATATTATTAAACCACAAGTACCCTTAGCAGTGAATGCTGATGTGTTGCTAGTTCCTGATGAACCTGTTATCTTAGGAGCTCTTGCAAGGGCTCAGGCAGAGCGTGGTGAGGACGGAGGAGTACAAGCAGGGGAGACATATCAGTTAATGAAGCAGAGCTTAGCAGATGCTATCTCGCTTGAATCAGGACGGTATTTAGAAGAACAACAGTGGGTCTGGAACTAATGGCTAGTCCACTACAAACAGCTTCAGTAGCAGCTCCTGGATTCTACGGATTAAATACTCAGGAGAGTAGTGTTACGTTGTCTTCAGGATATGCTCTGAAGGCACAGAACTGTGTTATTGATAAGTATGGTCGTATCGGTGCTCGTCGTGGATGGACACCAGTAAATACCACAATCAACACAGACTTAGGTTCTGGTAATCCAGTGGAGTTTATCTTTGAAGTAGTCACTGGTGGTGGTACAGATGTTCTTAGTGCTGGTAATAATAAGTTATTCGTAGGAACAACTACGATGACTACTAAGACAGTACGCAATACAGATAACAGTGGTAATGCTACTTATACAATTACTGCTAATGACTGGCAAGGTGCTGCCTTAGCTTATGGCGATGTAACTGATTTTATACCCCACGCATATCTAGCACAAGCTAGTCATCCTATGTTGATCTACCATGAGTTACCAGTATCTGGTGGTTCGTTTCATGATCACGATAGTGGTACATTAGGATTTCAACGAGTAGGTGACGCAGGAACTTTACCTTCTAATCATACAACAACAAGCTTTATGCCTAGTTGGGTATGCTCTGCTTATGGAAGAATCTGGTGTGGTGGTATCTCAGGAGACACACAGACAGTATACTTCAGTGACTTACTAGCTGGTACAGACTTCTTAAATGGCTCTGCTGGTTATTTAAACCTACAAGAAGTTATACCTAACGGTGATCCCATAATCGCTGCTGCAGCACATAATGGATATATTATATTCTTTGGTAAGAAACATATTGCTATCTATGCGAATCCCTTAGATACTGCTTCATTAACATTAGTAGAAGTTATTACTAACGTAGGATGTATTGCTCGTGACTCAGTACAGAACTTAGGTACAGATGTAATATTCTTATCTGACGCAGGAGTTCGTAGCTTACAACGAGTAATTCAAGAGAAGTCACTACCAATGCGAGACATCTCTAAGAATGTTCGTGACGACTTAATGGCTGCTGTAGCTTCTGAGACAGACTTAACTAAGCTTAAGAGTGTTTATTTTGAGCGTGATGCTATTTATTTATTAACACTACCTACTACTAAGTTTGTATATTGCTTTGATACTAGAGCTGCACTACAAGACGGAGCTATGCGTGTAACTATTTGGGATAGTATTGAGCCTAAGGCTTTCTGCGTAACACAAGATAGAAATTTATTTATAGGTAAACCTGGCTATATTGCTAAATACTTTGGACATGCTGATAACACTTCTTCATATCGCTTACAGTACTATACTAATTACTTTGATTTTGATGCTGCTACTTCGTTAAAGTTATTAAAGAAGATTGGCTGGGTATTGATTGGTGGTACTAACCAGTCAGTAGCTATCAAGTGGGGATTTGATTACAGTGAAGGCTATCAAGCTACCACTTATAATCTAGAGACTGCTGTAGTATACGAGTATAATAACTCTACTATAGATTCTATACCAGGATCTACAGAGTATAACATTGCTGAGTATACCTCAGGTATTGTTTTAGATCGCTTCTCTATTAATGCAGGTGGTCAAGGAACTGTACTTCAACTAGGCTTAGAAGCAGACATTAATGGTAATCCTCTGTCTATTCAGAAGATTGACGTAGGAATCAAACAAGGAAAGACTTTAATCTAAGGAACTGATATGAGTAACTATACAAAAGCTACTAACTTTACAGCTAAGGACGCTCTGCCTACAGGCAACTCTGGAAAGATTGTTAAAGGCACAGAGATTGACACTGAGTTAACTGCTATTGCTTCTGCTATTTCTTCTAAGGCAGACTTAAATAGTCCTGCGTTAACTGGTACTCCTACTGCTCCTACGGCTTCTGCAGGAACAAACACAACACAAGTAGCTACTACTTCTTTTGTACAGACAGCTTTATCAGCAGCTTTTAGTACTGGTATGATTATGATGTGGTCTGGTACAATCGCTACTATTCCTACAGGCTGGGTATTGTGTAACGGTTCTAACAGCACTCCTGATCTTCGTAATAGATTTGTTATCGGTGCTCATAGTGATTCTGCTGGTGTAGCATACTCCACAGTAACTGGTTCTAACACACAGTCTGGTGGTTCTAAAGATGCTATTAATGTAAGTCATACACACACACTAACAGATCCTGGACATGCCCACAGTATTCAAGGAAATCTTGCTGGAACTACAGCATATAATGGATTTGGTCCTGGTGGTCAAATTTATGGTTCAACTACTATTAATACAGCTACACAAACAACAGGAATTACTATTAGTACTGAAGGTTCTAGCGGTACAAATGCTAACTTGCCTCCATACTATGCATTAGCGTTTATTATGAAGACCTAACATGAAAGTACCTGTAGTCTTAAGAGACGACTACACAATGTTTCTAGAATTATTTGAAGGGATGTTGTGGTTTCATACAGATATAAAGAAATGGACATCAGAAGTAAAAGTAAAGTATTTAGAAGATTTAAATTTATTACAATATTTAGTAGGTATTCCATTAGTAGCATTAGTAGCTGAAACAGATACAAAGCTTGCAAAGTTTGGAGAAACGACAGGATGGAAGAAAGTTGATAAAGCAGTATTTAATAACGTGAAGTATGATATATACTCTAGGAGCAAATAATGGGCGGTTTAGTAAGTAGTGTAGCCAATATATTTACAGGGGCTGATAAGACTCAACAGGCTGCAGCACAAGCTGCTGAACAGCAACGACAAGCATCTCGTGAAGGAGCTGCTGCTACGGCATTTAGACCAGTAGGAATGACTACTAGGTTTGGCACGTCTCAGTTTACTAGAGAAGTAGACCCAGCTACAGGAATTCCTTATATATCATCTGCAGGATACACACCTGCTCCTGAGTTACGAGCTATTCAAGAAAGACTATTCGGTCAGCTTGATCCTTCCCTTCGCTATGCTGAGGAAGCGGGAACAGCGTTAGAGCCTTTGTCTCCTGCTGCTCAAAGATTATTTGAACTAGGTCAGCAATATCTAGCTACATCTCCTGAACAAGTTGCTCAAGATTATATTTCATCAAGACAAGGTTTATTACAGCCTTTACGTGAACAACAACTAGCTGGTCTTCGTAGTCGTACTTTTGCTACTGGTCGTGGTGGTTTAGGAGTTCAGACTGGTACAGGTCGTGCTCCTGCGTCTCCTGAGATGCAAGCATATTACAATGCATTAACTGCTGAGGATCGAAGAATAGCTGCTGAAGCTGAACAAGCAGGACAACAACGTGTTGCCTTTGGTACTGGCTTGTTTGGTACTGGTGCTAATTTATTAGGCACACAATATGGAACTTATGCTCAGGCATTCCAACCATTACTAAGTACCTTAGGAGCGTCAGGTCAAGTAGAACAAATGGGTATGCAGCCTTATCAGTTAGGCTTACAGTTAGGTCAAGCTTCTCAGCCAGGTGCTCAAGCTGCTGCTAATCTATACACTGGTTGTCA